CTGCAGATGGCCAGAGGCCGCCCACCAGGGGGCGCGGCAGGGGAGGGGCGGCGGTGCCAGGTTGAGCATCCCTCCAGTTTGCCCGGGACGGGTCAGTCGTTCCGCTTGAAGACCAGCTTGTAGCTGAGCCTCTGGTTTTGTCTCTAAATACTTAAAACAAAAGACATACAGATTTAGAAAATCACCATAACCTACACCGGAAGCTTCTTTGACAAACACCTAAATTAGTGTAATTTGAACTGATTAGGGCACAGTAATTTACAATGTAAATCTTTGACAAAATCATATCGAAAAAATACAAGTTGGTTTTCCTTCTGAAGCCTTCCCAAAACTCGATATAATTATAGGAGAATGATTTATGTCCAAAAAATCACAGAAATCCCCTAATACAAAGCTGGTCTATCATGCTGGTCTATCTACCAAACCATACCAAAATGATAACTATTACTACTTGTTTCAGATGGATAAGAAGAGATATGAAGGTAGCACAGGCTGTAAGATAAAGAAAGAGGCTGAACAATGGTTAAGAAGCTACAAAACAAAGTTAGCCTTACAGAAAGTAGATATTAAGTGTGATATGGGTAATACATTCAATGAAGTATTTGAAGAATATATCAAAATAAATAGAAATCAATTTTCAGATAAGTATGTTAAGAACATCAGAGCAGCATTTAAGCTTAATGTGCTTCCTTATATTGGTGAAGTTCCAGTAGCTACCATTACATCAGATTTGTTAAAAGAAACACTGAATAAGTATATTGATAAGGGAAACTCAAAATCAGGTTATAATGTAATAGCATCTTATGTTAGAACCATTATGAACTTTGCTAATAAACAAGATTATCTAATAAAGAAGGTTCCAGAGCTACCACCACTGAAGGTTCAGAAGAAGAAAAAGAATATTCTTAATGAAGATAATGTAATACCATTCTTACAGGCAATTGATAAACAGAATAGGCCAAAGATATCTGTAATGGTAAGAGGTATGCTTTATTTTGGTTTGAGAGAGAATGAAGCAAGATTAATGAAATGGTCTAACTTTGACTTTAAGCAGGGAATATATACACCAGACAAGACAAAAAATTATGACTGTCCAGACCTTCCCTTTCCTTCTGAAATGCTCTGGCATCTGAACAAGCTAAAGCAGGTTAATCCTGAAGGTAATGATTGGGTAATCCTTGGGTATGGTGGAAAGCCTGTATATGAACAATATGCCAGAAATGCTATTGCCCTTGCCTGTGCTACCATTGGGGTAGAAGGCATTACAAACCATAGGTTAAGGGCATCCTTCATTACCTTGCTTGCCAGAAATGGGACAGACCCTTTTATGGTAAAGGATTTGGCAAGACATTCAGACTTCAAAACTACCTTAATTTATATCAAGGGAGAGTTTAAGCCTATTAAGAAAGCATCTGATAACCTATGGGACAAGATGTTAGACCAAAATAAGAAAGAAAATATTAGCTAATCTCTCTTGACACTCTTGGCAGTAGGAGTAACCTTCAGTTAGTTAGAAGGTTTGCTTCTACTGCTTTTTTATTGAAAACTTAAGAAACTCAATCAAAACATGAGCTACTTACAGGGTAGCTCCTAACCAACAGGAGTAGTATGGAAAGCATGACTGACATTCTCCTAAATGCTGGTGATAACCTCATCAGCAGAGTTACAGGCAGAAAGAAGAGAAGCAAGTTTTCAGTAGTCCCTTCAATTCCTGCTACCATCCTTCCATCCTTGGCTGTAGAAGCAGCCACTAACCAAGAGGTATCAAACATGGCAACAATCACCTTTCATCCTGGCTCTGGTAAGACTGAAAAAGCAGCCTACAGGCTTGGAAAGCAGTTTGTTCCTGCTGCTGTAATCACTCGCATCATCGCAGAGGCAGAGGGCAAATCGGAACAAAGGAAAGCTGCTCTGGTCTATAGCAAGCTGGCTAAGAATTACAGCAGCTTCATTGAAGAAATGGATAAGGCAGACCTTGACTATGTAGCTGCTCTGGAACAGATGAAGGCCCTGAAGCCTGTGAAGGCAACAGGTGGAACTGGAGAAAGGGCAGGGAAGGTAGAAAAAACTGCTGAAGCTCTGGTGAAGGGCATCTGTAAGAGGTTCAAGGGAACACCAGCAGAAATGATTGAAAGTTTCCTGAAGGTAGTAACTGGTGAAGAGTTCAAGAAAGAGGCTGAAGATATCATCAGGAGTTACCAGAAGCAGTTTGGAACAGGCAATACTGGTTTCACCAAGACTTCAGGAAGGAAGGGAAATCCAAAGGCTATCAAGGCTCTTGCAGCAGCCAGGGAAGCAAAAGGAAAGGCAAAGAAGTAGAACCAGATTAGGCCCTATTCATTTAGGGCCTTTTCTATGCCTGTAATTATTCCTTAATGCCAATATAATTATGATTAACTCATGGCTGTGCGGGTCGTGGCTGAAATTGAATGTAGAGGTATGGAAGGGTAGGGAGGATGCTACTGGATGATTATATAATCATCAATTGGTCATGCTGGGCCGGTCATTGGCTGGAATTGAATGTAGAGGTATAGCAGGGAAGGGATGGAAGCAGGATAGTCAGCAAGTGAACCAAGGTAGCAGCCCAGCCTAACCCGCTGGGCTTTTTCATGCCTGTGTTGATATCTTTATGATTATTTAATTATCTATAGGTAATCCTGGTCGGTTCATGGGCTGGGGTTTGATTTATCAGTATGGTAGGTTCCTCAATTTCGAGAGAACCACCTATAACAGCCCTTTTGATAGGGCATGGAGGTTTTATGTCTTTTCTCACCACTGTTACCCTGCCCAATGGCAATACCTATGGTATCCAGTATGGATATCTTCGAGGTTTCTGTAAGGCTGCTGGTATCAATTATGCCAATCTTCAAGCCTTCAGGCACAAAAAGGAAAATCAGTATTTCAGCATCTTGGCTGATACTGATGAAGGCACCTTTACCTTTTCTCCCAAGCTGGAAAAGCCTGTGGAAGAAATGAAGGTAATTGAGAAGGTGATTGAGAAGGTGATTGAGAAGGTCGAAGAAGTGAAGCAGGTAGGGTCTGTGGAAGATAGGATTAGGCCCTTTGTTGTTTTGGTTGATACTCCTACAAAGAGCCCAGCTATCAGAAAGGCTGTGTAATATGGTTACAAAGAAGAAAAGCCCAAAAGATAAAAAGCTGAATAAGTATATTGTTAGCACTTATAAATGTATTAATGCCATTAAATACTTTGAGGTTATGGCTGAAGATGAAGAAGAGGCGGAAGAATTAGCATTAGATTTGTTATGGCACCTTGATTACAAGGTCGAAGGCTTCAATAAATGGGATTTAGGTGATTTTGGGATATTAGAAATAGAAGAGAAAAAAGGAGAATAATCATGGCAATATATATTGGAATTACAGCACAAATAAATAATAGTGATTATCCAGATTCTTTATACATCTATAAATCAGATGATTGGGATATCATAACCAATCAAGTGCTTATGGATGTTTATTATGGTTTCAATCTGTTTGTGGCTGGTATTGAAACAGACCAATGGGAACCAGCATTTAAGCAAGTAGAGAGTATGTTAGAAGAAACATTTGATATTAAAGAAGCTTATTCCATATTGTATCAAGGTGTTGATAATTGTCTTAAATCTGGTTTGATAGAGCAAGAATATCCAGGTGTTTATTGGGCATTTATCAAGAAATAATATCAAGAGAAAGGGCCAGCCTAACCTGCTGGCCTTTTTTTATGCCTTTTTTTGATTTTTCTGCTAAATGCTTGTCATGACAGTCTTATTTTTCCTTGAAACACAGGCAGATTAGTCGATATACCATGTAGAGGGAGATAGACCAATGGCAAACAAAGCAGTAAGAATTATGGATGATGGGACAGCAGAAGAAATGCTATTACCCTACCATCTTGGTAGAAAATATGACTTTTCAAAGTTTGTAGATGATGATGGTTATATTATAATTTTTGAAATCTTGGAAGTAGATAAAAGTAAAGGTGGATTTCCAACCAAATTAAAAGAGGTAGCAAGATTACCTGAAGCTGTCTTTAAGAAGCTTTACAATTATCAGGAAATAACAGGTATTAGTAGAATTACAACAATAAAATTAGATAATCTTGATATTACAAAATTACATCCAAGGTATAGAATACTTTAAAACTAATTAACAACAATTAGAGCCTCTTAATTGAGGCTCTTTTTTATGTCCTTGTGCTGGAATGACTTTATTTCAGTTTTAAGCCCTTGTAATAATTTAAATGGGTAATGACCTACTTCAATTGATTTAAAGAGATATTTTTAAGCTTATTAAGTCCTTATTATCTTATTATATCTTAATGATGCCTATTTTATACAAAAATAAGAGCCAATAAGCATAAAGTTTCCATTTTAAGTCTATTAAGTATTTCATATCTAATGACCTTCATTATTTGAATAACCATTTCTGTAGCTATAGCCTGATAATTGAAAGTTAGCCATTGGTTGAAGTCTTGCTAATGTCTTTTTCTTGCAAATAGGACATTCTTTAATATCTGGTGCTGAATGATGCTCTATTACATCTTCCTGAAAATATAGACAAATTGGGCAAGCATAATCTGAAAGCATCTAACACCTATTATTTTTCTTTCTTTACAACATATTTAAATCTATCTTCTCTTTGGTGTTCATCAAAATCAGCCCTTAATTTATTTTGGTCCTCTCTTTGGTTCTTTAATTCTGTTGTAATAGAACCTATGCTAACCTTTAAATCAGTAACAGAATTAGATAGAGAATGAACCTCATTTGTAAACAAGGTTAATAGAATTGTAATTACAGCTAATAGAACAGGAACAATATAATCTATCATCTTTTTGGATACTTCATTACTCATTTTTAATTCCCTATTATTAATATCTTGTTCTATCTTATCTTACCAGCAAGTAATTACACACAAGCCATTACCACCATTACCACCATTAGCAGGACCATAACCAGTATAGGAACCACCTCCACCACCTCCACCACAGCCAAAACCACCATTACCACCATTACCACCAGCTAAACCAGCAGAGGCAGACATACCAGAGGAAGCACCACCTGTTCCACCATAGAAATAGAACAGCTTATTAATGAAGGACAGACCATTAGAACCATTACCACCAGCAGTAGGAGTTGTAGAACCACCAATACCACCAGGATTAGGTGGATAGAACAAATTACCAGCAGGAACAGTGAAGGAACCACCAGCAGAACCACCTGTAGAAACAGCAGGTAAACCACCACCACCAGTTCCACCAGTCACAATTAAGCCAGTAGTAGGTAAGGTTAAGTTTCCACCAGCTACAGTAGTTCCACCAATAATTCCAGCTTGACCAACTAAGGAAACATTGGTTGCTGCTGTTCCCCAACCAAACATACCTAAACCAGCAAGACAGCAATTAGCAATAGTAGTTACAGCACCAGCAGAACCAGCAGAACCAGCAGTAGCACCAGCAGCTACACCACCTCCACCACCACCTGAAGCAGCCATTAATAGGTGATTGGTTGTAATAGCTGGGTCTGGATAGATAGCTACATAGCTTCCATTACCTGTAGAACCAGCACCACCTACACCACCCTTACCACCATATGAAACAGAAACATAAAGAACATCAGGTAAGAAAGCAGCAGGGAAACAGGCTATAGATTGAGCAGCAGAACCACCTCCAGCACCTCCAGCAGCAGTAGAAGCAGCACCAGCGACAGAACCACCACCACCACCTCCAGAGCCTAATAGAAGGATATGGACCATGCTAATACCTCTGGGCTTAATCCATTGTTGCCATTGAGAACCACCAGTAATAGAGGTAGCATTAAAGATTTGTAGGTTATTACTGTATTGTGGTGGAAGGTTTTGATAATCTAACATTAAAATTATTACTTTCTATTATGAAGGGTCTGGTAATGCCCATGTTGGCTGTGTAGGATTAGCATTTAAAACATGAGAACCTACACCTAATGGAATATCTATTGTATTACCAGCTAAATCTGTTATTCTCTGTAAATTATCATTATAGGTTTCTTGGTATGCTTGTGTATTATTACTATCTTCTATTTCAATTAAGATATAAAACATAATATTAATACTTTCCAGCTATAGCTGTTAATGCCCATCCAGCAGCTACAGTTGTGCCTAATCCAGCTAATACCTTAAATCCAGGAGGTAGGGCAAAGTTCATAGGATAATCTATATCTACTGTTGCTGCTGTAGCTGTAGCAGTAGTAACAGGTAATGAAACCTCACCAAATAACCAGTTATTACCAAGATAACCATTAATGGTATCTCTTGTTCCAATTGGTGATATTTGAGTGTAGGAGTTTGTATTAGAGGTGAAGTATACACATTCACCACCAGTTACAGGACCAACAAAGATTATATAAGAAACAGCACCAGTTGAAGCTGTCCAGGCCCAGGCAATAGAACCAGTAGTGCCTGTTACAGTCACAACAGCAGTTTCAGTTGAGGCTGCTGTAGGTACTCCATATTGGTCTAATGCTACAATTTTAGCATAATAAGAGCCAGCTTGAAGTGTTCCACCTGTAGTAGAAGGTGTTCCAGTAGGAGTTCCTGAAACAGCAGAAATAGAAGAAGCTAATGTTCCTAAACCATTGTTAATATATATTCTTGCTACAGTTGCTATATTTGTTCCAAGAGCCTTAAATCTAATTCTCTGTATAAATCCACCATTAGTAGCATCTGCTGTATATACAACAGCATTATTAATATTCTGTCCTGTATAATCATTAGCTGCTGTAAGAAGTGTTACAGCACCTTCAGCATCCCCTACCCTTGAAAATATTGGTGCTGTGTTTTGTGTGCCTGCCATATTGTTATTTCCTTTTTAATAAATTAAACTAAATATAATGTTTGCTTAATAAGTAAATCTAAACCAACAGTAGAAACAGGAACCAAACCAGGGCCTATTAATGTCTGTTGAGCATTATTTATTGTTAATGCTAATGATGGAACAATAGAACCATTTGGAGTTGTATTAAACTTAATGGCTCCTGGTGTAGAGGTTCCTGATATTGTTCCTGTGCTATCAGAAGCAAAAGTAATAGAAGCAAATGGAGAATAAGTAGAAGCCTGACCACAGGCTACACCTTGAATAGTAAAGATGGCTTGAGAATTGATTACAGCTACATGGCTACCAGAAGCAGCATTAGATAGAGAACCAGTTAATATAGCTGGTGATACTGTAGAATGTTTATGTAGCCAAAGATTAGAATTATATGGGGCTGCTAATGAGCCAGTATCAATGATAGATGAAGATATGGTAGGGTTTTGATTTACACCATTTAAGGTAAAGGTATCTGCTGCTTCACCACCGCCAGCAGCACCAGCATAAAGCAAACCATTAGAATATAGGTTGGTTGCCCATAGAGTAGCAGTAGAGCCTACATACATTAAATCATTACTATCTGTTTGGAATGTAGAACCACCAGGAGTAGTAGCAAATAGGGGATAACCTGTAGCACCTGTGGTTCCTGTAAAGTCTGTTGAGCTACCACCTGTTCCAGTAGGTCCAGTTGGGCCTGTAGCACCTTGAATACCAGCACCAGTATTTCCTGTGTTTCCCTGTAATCCTGTTGAGCCTGTTAAACCAGTATTACCCTGTGTTCCAGCACCAGTATTTCCTGTGTTTCCTTGTGAACCTGTAGCACCTGTGATAGATGAACCTGTAGCGCCAGTAGCACCTGTGATAGATGAACCTGTAGCACCTGTGTTTCCTTGTAAACCAGTATTTCCTGTCTGTCCTGTATTGCCTGCACCAGTAGCGCCAGTGTTTCCAGTTAAGCCTGTGTTTCCTGTGTTACCTGGGGCTAAAACACCAGTTAAGCCAGTTGGACCTGTAGCACCTTGGTTTCCAGTTGTGCCAGTATTTCCAGCAGCACCACCAGAGCCAGTAGAACCAGAATTACCTGTAGCTCCAGAGTTTCCTACATTACCTGTAGCACCAGAGTTTCCTGTTAATCCATTTCCACCAGTTGAACCAGAATTACCTTGATTTCCTGTTGCTCCAGAATTGCCAGTTAAGCCTGTGTTTCCTATGGCTCCAGTAGCTCCAGAATTGCCTGTAGCACCTGTGACTGTAGAAGCTGGACCTGTAGCGCCAGAATTACCTGTAGCTCCTACACCACCTGTAGAACCTGAATTGCCTGTGCTTCCTGTGTTGCCAGTGTTTCCTGTTGGACCAGAAGCACCAGTAGCACCTGTGACTGTAGAAGTAGGACCAGAAGCACCAGTAGCACCTGTGTTTCCTGTTTTGCCTATAATTCCAGTAGCTCCAGAATTGCCTGTTAATCCAGTTAATCCTGTTCCACCACTATTTCCTGTTAGACCTACACCACCTGTAGAACCAGAGTTTCCTGTTAGTCCTACAGAACCAGTTGTGCCTGAATTACCAGTAGCTCCAGAATTACCTTGGTTTCCAGTTGGACCTGTGTTTCCTGTTGGTCCAGTTGGGCCTGTAGCACCTGTGCCAGCAGTTCCATTAGCACCAGCATTACCTGTTGGTCCTGTGTTTCCCTGATTACCTACAATACCTGTAGAACCAGAATTACCCTGATTACCAGATAGGCCAGTTAATCCTGTCTGTCCTGTATTACCTTGGTTTCCTGTAGCTCCTGTGTTTCCCTGGCTACCTTGACTTCCTGTAGCTCCTGTTGAGCCTGAATTACCTGTGTTACCCAAAGAACCAGTAGCACCTGAATTTCCCTGATTACCAACAGAACCAGCATTACCTGTAGCTCCTGTTCCACCTGTGCCACCTGTGCCACCCTGATTACCTAAATTGCCTGTTGAACCTGAATTACCAGTGTTTCCTGTGGCACCTTGGCTACCTGTGTTTCCTGTCTGTCCATTAGCGCCAGTTAATCCATTGTTTCCAGTTAAACCATTGTTTCCTGCTAATCCATTAGCACCAGTGTTTCCAGTAGCTCCTATAGAGCCTGTAGCACCAGAATTACCTGTAGGTCCAGTTACACCTGTTATACCAACATTAATTCCAGATGCTCCAGTAGGACCAGGAATACCCTCTGGACCTTGAATAGCTACAGATAGAACTTTAGCAGGAACAATAGCTGGTGTTGTTACTGTCTGTATAATTGGGGAAGGTGAAACAATAATTATATCTGACATTGTTAATTTCTTGTTATTGTTTGGTTAAAGCATATTCTTCCAGAAATTAATGGAGTTGTTATATTAGATGGACTTGTTAATAAAAGGTCATAGTAAGCTATCTTGCCCTTACCTGTAATTCCAGATACATCAGTAAGTGTAGATATTGTTTTTATATTTTCTAAATCTAATGTTGGTTCTGTCAATTGGGCTGCTGTAATGGTGATGGTAATAACACCTGTAGCACCACCTAAAGTAATACCACCAGAAACAGAAGATAAAGATAAGATGTTATAAGTATCTTCATCACAAAGACTACCCTTAACCTCCATCTTGGCTGTATAACCAGTAAGATTAATAGGAGTATTTGTATTATCCTGATAGGTAATGCTGCGCGAAAAATCACAATTTTTATTTACAACAAAGTCTGCCATTTATTTACTTTCTGATATATTAAGTAATTCTATCTTGCCTATCCTTGCCTATCTTCTTTATCTTCTTTGTGGAATGTAACAATAGAAACAATACCAGCAATTGTAGCTGTAATAGCTGTATCATGGTCCTTCATAAAGCCTACACAAAATAAAAATATAATAAGGCCAGATACAGCAATAAGAAGGCTACAATTTTTAGAACTGGCAGGGCTTTCCCTGTTGATTAAATCCCTAATATACTGAAACATATTAAGCAGATAATATGGTTCTTTTTACTAAATCAGCATGAATTAGGGTATCAGCCATTGAAGCAATAGCATCTAATAGGTCTGTGGTAGGAACAGTAGCAGCTAATGGAGCTAAATCAGCACCCTGTAAGCTAATAGAGCCTGTATAGGGGTCCTGTCCATTCATAGGGCCTGTAGGCAAAAAGTTGGTAGGCATAGTGGCAGCAGGAATATTTCTTTGAACCACATTTAGCTTATTACCAGAGGCATCAACAATATAATCTGTTCTTGAATACTGAATATTAGCAGAGAATGAAGCTACTAAATGCCCATTAGCATCTGGTGACATTGTTCTGTTAAAGCTGATATTGTTAGCAGCATACTCTGAAGCAAGAGTAGCTGAGGTGTTAGGTAGGGTTACTGACATTTTATTTCCTCATATAAAAGTAATTCTTGTATTAATATTTGATTCTTGCAAAACCAGGTAATCCTGTTCCAGCAGAACCAGAGGTTCCACCACCTTTTAGAATGTTCTGACCCTTACCACCAGAACCATATACTTGTGAGCCCTGTCCTGCATCATAGGGAGACACTCCACCAAGACCACCGGGCTGAGTGGATCCACCACCAGAATTATAGGTAGCACCATCATTTCCACTATTACCTGTGCAATTCCAGCCCAATTCAGGAGTAGGATAGTAAACAGTTCCTACACCAGAGCCAACAGCACCAGTTTGACCTGTAGCAGTAGCACCTACAGAGGCAGAATATAGAATGGTTCCAGAGTAAGAGCCTGTTCTAAAGTTTACTGTTCCAGAATCAAAGCTAATGTAATAGGTAGTAGCTGGAGTTACAGATATTACCTTTTGAATATAATTACCAGCAGCACCACCACCACCCGCCCAAGCCAAAGATGTTCCAGGACCACCATCACCACCTTTACCTTGTAGAGTTAGGGTTACTGAAGTAATACCTTGAGGACAAACCCAAGTTCCATTAGAAGTCCAAGTAGGAGTATTACCCTTGACTCTATTTGCAATTACAGCAGCTTGTAAACCACCTACATTAACATCACCACCAATTTCCATATAGCAATTGGTATTATTTGTTCCATCCAAATAATATGTAGTAAATGGATTACCAGCTAACTTAAATCCTACAGGTGCAGTTGAACCTGAACCAGCAGCATAGGCGGAAGAAGTAATTACTGAAGTTGTTACAATGTTGGCTGCTAAAGCCTGGGCACCAATAGCACCAGCAGATATTAGACCAGCAGTAATTTTAGGCTGAACTGTATTTGCTACATTCTGCCAAATCCAATTGGAACCATTCCAAAGATACATTCCACCTTTATCACCATTAGAATCAGTTCCATCTGTAGCATACCAATAAGGGTAGAAATTGGTTGGAGGTGTCCAAGCATACATTTGGCTTAATGTTCCTACCTTTGGGGCAGTAGCATTAGCAACAGCAGCCTGTAATGTAGCTGCATTAGTTCCAATGTTACCCATATGTAGAACAAGGTTATTATTATAGCCTAAATATAGGTCCATATTAGGATTAGAAGAATCCCAGGCACCTGTAGAATTACAATTAGCTATTTTTGCTTCATTACTTGTTAGATTACCAAAACCAATATATTGACCTGGATTATTTAGAATCAAACTTGCAGAATTAGCATTATAACCCATTACTGTTAATTGAGTTCCGCCAAATGTTACATTACCATTTGCTTGTGTTCTCATTGTCCAAATAGTTTGTGCTGAATTGAGAATACCAAACTCATAAGAAGAACTGGTAGGATTATTAGCCCAAATTGTAGTTCCAGTAGCACCAGACCAATAATTTGTAATTTGGGCACCATTAGAAACATTAAACCAGGAAGAATTAAAAGAACCATTTGCTGTTACATTTCCTGAAGTATCACATTTCATCCAATAAGAATTATAATCTGTTCCAATAAATGTATAGCTACAAGTATCACCACCACCAAAGATACCAAAAGCACCAAGAAAGACACTATTATCTGATTTTCTGGTTCCAAACATTTCAGACCATCCACCAGAGCCAGCCCTAATACCAACATATCCATAATTAGGATTAATAGTAATAGCTCTGTCATTAGATGGACCAATGACAACAGTCATATCTGTATTTAATTGAAGGGTAAGATTTCCATTAGAGGCAGATTGACCATCTGCTGTATTATTTGTAAAGAATTGACCATAACCACCAGTAGCAGTATTTCCAAACCTAATTTCATTTACACCATTATTACCAAGTTGTAAAACACCTGTTCCACCACCTCTTGAACAAAGTTGTGTAGTATAGGTGGTAGGATAAGAATAGTTAGCTATAGTTAATGAATTATAAGCATTAATAGTTCCATCAACCTGTAATAACAAGTCACCAGGAGGTGTAGACCATACACCAGTTGATGTGACTTGACCTAATCTTAATTTATGGTTTGTATTATCATTACCAATACCAAAATAGTTAGAACCTAACCAATTTCCTACATATCCTGCTGTTGTATAATTGATAGCAATGGTATATGGTGTCTGAGCCCAAGATGTAGCATTAATTCCAGAAGCTGATACTGTTCCAGGTGTAGTTATATTCTGATAGAAGTAATGTCCTGAAGAACCTGCTGTATCATAATGACAATATGAACTATTTAACATTCCAATCTTTGTTAAACCTGATGCTGTTTGAATACCTAAGTTATTTAAACCTACAGAACTCACCTGAACAGAATTAGGCATTAATAAAGCACCAGCAAAGTATGCTGAACCTGAACCTTGTAAACTTAGAACTTGAGTAGAACCAAGCATAAAGTTAATGGCGGTAGTGCTGGCAGTATAACTATTTCTAAAAGTAAGGGCAGTATTTCCTAAATCACTATAATCTATTGAACCTTGCCAGGAAGAGTTATTACCAAGTAAAATACACCCTCTTCCACCACCAGCACCGGAAAATTGACTCCAACCATAGAATAATGCTTGCTGATAACTTGCATTATTAGCTGTCAATGAACCCATGCTAACAGGGCCACCAAATAAGCTTTGTGCTGCTCCTGGACTATAAATAGCATAGGTATTTGTTACTGTTATATTTGGAATAGCTGTATTATCTTCAATCCACAAACCAGCAAGATTAGTTAATGTATTTCCAGTAATTGTTCCTGTTGTTGGTCTGGGAGCATAAAAAGTGGCAGAGTTTGTAAGTGTTGCAGCAGAATTAGCTCCTCCAGGATTATTACCTAATAGTAACTGACCACCAACAGCATATAAATTAGTATGTACACCACCTGCAACTGCAACTCTACCCCAAACACCATAAGAGTTTGTTATTGTTCCAGAACCTCCTGAAAGTATTGCAAATCCATAAGCTCCTACTACATAGCCAGAAGTGCTACTACCAGCATGATTTGCAATAAATCCACCAGCTATCATTTGAGCAAATGGAGAATTACCTTGTTCATTTATTGTTGAATAAACACCAAGCAAGCTTGGAGTACCAGCAGTTTGTGTTATGTTTAATACTTGTCTAATTCCACCTTTATTATTAGCAGTTGTAGTGGTTATATTTTGTACTTGGTCTATTAACATGCCATCAAAAGTAGAGTTTTGATAAATATTGCCAGCAACACCAATAGATTGTGTCCTTAAAGAACCAGTATTGACTGAAGTTGATGCTGTAGTATCAGTAAAGATTCCATCAACACTTGTTATTGTTCCAAGATTATTAATGTAGGATGTAGTTAATGTAGCTGTAGCAGGATTAAACTTTAATCCTGTAGAAGATGTTTCAAGAGTATTACCACCAGCAGTAGTAGCAAAGACAGGATAATATGTAGCATTTGTGCTATTATTATCTGTTAAGCTGATTGAACCACCACCAGTTCCAGCAGCCCAGGTTCCATCTGCCCTTAAAAAGTTTGTAGTGCCACCTGAAGAGGTAGGAACCAGACCAGCAGTAGAACCAGAGAAGGATGGAACAGATAAGGTTCCAGAGGTGGTATCAACAGCTAAACCAGCACCAGCTATTACAGCACCAGGAACAGAGGTAGTAGCTAATTTAGGTGTTTTGGTAAATATTAAATTATCAAACCATAATTCACCAGTATAACCATTTACATTAGCATAGACAATACAATATACACCTGTAGCAGTATAAAAGCCTATTCCAGATTGAGGTGTTCCATATGGAGCATTATAAGTAGTGCCAGCACCATAATAATTATAATAATTTGTTCCACCTGATAAGGTTCTCTGAACAGGTAGTAATTGTGTCCATGTTCCAGGTGTAGTATTTAAGCCAATTGGAACAGTTAGAAACATTCCAGTATGAGCATTAGTAATAGGATTATTTGAAGCATCATAGAATACAACACTTATAGTAGCATCATGTTGGCCTGGGAATGTTCCAGTATTATTAGGAACACAGACCATACCAGATAAGTCAAATACATCACCTATATTACATAAAATCTTATCAGTTAAAGCATAAGAAGCAGGAGTAATACCAGAATGGTTAATAGCTCTGACATATCTTGAACCTAAATAACCTTGATTAGTAGTATCATAAACAAGATTACCACCAGTTCCAGACATAGGGCCAAGTTCAGAGGTTCCATTAGGTATATAATTACCACCTGAACCTAAAGAACCATTGTTTATATTGTTAATAGCAGTTTGAATTGTATTGTTTAAATTGGTAATATCAGTAAATACAGTTTGCCAAGTAGCAGACCATGTAGAAGGAACAATGTTGACAATGGTATTAGCTACCAGCCATCCAGACAGACCTGTAAGATAAGTATTTAAAGCAGCTAAATCAGTAGCAAGGGTAGCATAAGATGAAGCAGGTAAACCAACAGCTAAAGCCTCTGTCTGTAAGGCTGTTTGTTCTGCTACCAGGCTATTGTAATCAGCATTAGCTATTACCTGTTGTGCTGGCGAAAGCTGATTAAAAGCAGCAAAACCTAATACAGTAGTTTCTAATGTTGATAATGAAGCATATGTGCTATCAGCAGAAGTAGCTATAGAGGCTTGAGCATAATTAAGGGTTTGTGTTCCTACTGTCTGTGATAGATAGGCTGTGAAGGTTCCAGATGGAATTACATTAGGAATAAGGCTGTTTACAGTTAATCCAGGTATGGTTATGGTCTGCCATACAGGATTGACAGGCATTGAACCTTGATAAGAAATATAATTTAATGTCCAAGAGCCAGCAGGACCAGGAAGGGTAAGGGCTGAATTGACCTGGACAGATGGCAAGCCTGTAGAAGAAATGGTAGGTAGAGAAAGGGTTAGATAGCTATTAGATAATTGATTGAAGGCAGGTAATGGGTATTCAGCCTGCACAGTAGGTCTGGGTAATACTGTTGAATCACAGCTAATTGTTGTGCCAGATTTAACATATTGAATCTTGGTAGACATTAGAAAGCTCCTAATGTCTTGGTAGATACAATATTACCACCTCTTAAAGTAATAGATAATCCAGTAACAAAGTTTCCAATCATTACACCAAAGGAATTAACCTTTACCTGATTAATAACAAAACCACCTGTTGTTAATCCAGGACTAAAAGATAAAAATCCTGGTGCTGTATCTAAAACAGACATTAAACCATCAAAGGTTAATTGATTACCATTAGATGTTCCAATGGTATAACCATATCTGTTATTAACATCATCATAAATAGACCATGTTAATTCAATTTGTGGTATGAAACCTAATCTTCTATTACTTTCAGCACCATTATACAATACAGAATTAATACCTTTTTCTTCCCAAGATAATTTAATATCAGAAGGTGCTGGGAGATAAAAAGTAGCTGTTTTACTTCCACTTCCACCAGGGTCTAATGTTGCTATTCTTAATGGTCCAATATTTAATTGTGTAGTCATTATTGATTAATCTCTAATAAGTAATTCTCTTGCTTTATCAGTTCTGTATTAAAGTAACATCAGCAGTTCCATTTATATAATCATTCTCAAGGCTCATTAATCTATATTGAATAGAGCCATTAATGGTTAGAAGTTGGAAGGGCTGTAAAGAATCCCAAGGTGTAGCTGTTGTGCTGTCTGGATAGGTCCAGCTTTGATTAGACAGGCTCCTGGGCTTGCCAAACCACATAGAAAGGGCATCAGACATAGCCTGGGCTTGTGATACATGCCAGACCATAGGATGTCCAGAGATAGTTAATAGCTTTCCACCATCTTGATTAGTTCCACCTTGGCTAATAGGTAATGTATCAGCATAATAAGTTCCATCTTGTGTTTCTACCAATGTAATAGAATAAAAATCAGGCCAACATAAGGTATTGTCTATTTTTGTTTGTAAGATATTGGTTATATTGGTAGCAGTTTCAGAATTGTTTCTGCTAATAATCTTCATTGTTCCATTAGGTAATGGATAGGCCATACAGTTTTGAAGCTGGGAAGCATGTTCTATTACTGATAAGGCTGTCTGTCCAGATGGATTAAATCTCTCTACACAGTAAGGAACCACAGTATCAACCTGGAATACAGAGCCTCCAAGATGCCCTATAATTCTTCCTGTCTTGCTTGGGTCCCTCATAGCCTGGGCAAAGATTGGGAAGCCTTCTCTAATAGGTTCTGATAAGGCAATTGATTTATTAGCAGAAGCAGCAGGAGTAGAAGATAATAGGTATGACCATGTTTGAGATATGGTAGAGCCTGAATTATCTTGAGTTGTTAAACCACCTAAAATAAAACATTGAGTAGAATTAATAGCTACAAATGTATTAGGATAGAAATTAGATACAGTTCCAACATCAAATACAGCAGGAGTAATAGATAATGTGGTTCCAGAATAATTTATCTTTGCATAAGCAGAAGAAGATATTAAATAGGCTCCATAAGGTGTAACAGCTAATTCTGGATTTACTATATTAGATGGTATATTACATTGATACATAGCAGAGCCAGTATCTATTTCTAATTTTCCATCTATGGTTACACCAAGAATAGAACCAGCAGGACCAGTAGGGAAGTTTGAAATGCTACTTAACTTGTTTGTAAATCTCCATGTTAGATTTGTGCCTGTATTCCATCCTGTTCCATTCCAGGTAGAAGAAACCACCTGTGCTGTATTAGAGGCTACTGTAAGCCTTCTCATAGAAAGGTAATCATAGAAAACAAGAGCAGGAAGAGTTATCAAATTAGATGTGGTGGTGCTATCTATCCATCCTGAAGGCATTTTGGTATAAGGTGCTGTAAATCCACTTATCAGAGCTACAGAGCCAGTATTAGGTGTTGGTCCATTGTCTTGTCCTGTTCCAGAGAAATTGTTATAGGCTATATTTCTCCATCTGGCATTAGCTGATAAGGTTTTAGTTTCATAGAACATTAAGCTTGAAGGTGCTGATAATAATTGGTTTGTCCAGTCAGCATGTAGGGTAGCTGGATAGCTGGAGTTTCTGTTACTTGTCCATCCAGAATCTATATTTCCTGTAAAGTTTGTAGTTATGCCAGAAATTAAATTACAGCCTGTTAATGTAGGCTCCATATCAGAAATAGAAGATAAAGAACATGAATTAGAATTATAAGGCTGTGAAGAGACAAAACCAAATATAGGTTCAATGGTTTGAGCCTGGGTAAATCTTGATAGGTCTAAATTGAAGGGTAGAGTAGCCTTTGTTAAGATGGTTCTAACATCAGTCATTACTACATCATTAGCTGTATCAGTGTCAAAATATATTCTGATATTAGCAGAAGGGTCCAAGTTTGTAATATCTTCTTTGACATAAATATAACAAGCTTCAGGATTTACAGCTAATACTGTATAAGTAGCAGAGTATGTTCCATTGACACAACAAAGAATATCACCAGGAATAATACCATTTACAGAATCTAAATAGATATAGCTATGGGCATTATCTTTAGCTAATACAGTGAAATAAGAATTGGCAGTTGTATTAGCAGCTTGAACAGTAAATGATTTTTGATAGAAGGAAGAGTAGACATTTCCACCACCTCCAACAATAGTTGAATTAGAATCTAAAGATGAACCACCAGAGCCAGCAGCAGTAGGCCAAGGTGTGTTAGATAAAACAATGGCAGATAAAACAGAACCATTAGCTACCCAATTAGGTAGACTTGCATAAGATAAATAGCCTATACCTGCTAAAGCCTGCCAACCATAAGAAGGTGATAAAATAACATCAATTACATTATAGGTATTTGCTACACCATTGGTTTGAAAGCTGATTTGGTCGCCAGGAGAAACAGCCTGTGTAGCATCCCCTACAAAGAAGATATAATTGTTATATTGATTGATACCATGATAATTAATTATCTCACCATAAGCAGAATAGCCTGTAAATGGGTATGAAGATTTAGCATTATTAGATGTAGGATTGGGCCTTTGCCATCCTGCTAAATATTGATTAGCTAATTCAATAGACCAATCTTGAGCAGATAATTCTATTGAATAACCACTTGCTGAATTATGCTGAACAATATTTGTAGGGTCAATGATACCAGTAAAAACAATATTGCTATCAACAGTTAAGGTAATGTATGGAGGATATAAGGCATTTGTAGAAGCTAATTGTGTCTGTATAAAGGTCCAGGCAGAGCCAGTAGGGTCTGTAAACTCTACTGTTAAATCACTTGGTTTAATCTTGGTTAGCTGGTCGCCACTATCTAAACTCCATGATTGTTTACCTATCTTTGTTACAGGATAACCAGTAACCAATAGGTTATTGCCTATCATAGCTGTGCCAAGGTTCTGATATAGATTTACCACCAATGACCGCATTATACTACCTTATTCCATCTTTTATAAACTGCTTCAGATATTTTAGCTTTATGTTCCTGTGTTTTTGGTTTAGACATTTTAGCTATTGTTTCTTTAGATTTTAATTTTCCTGTGTGGGATATAGACATTTTATTTTTTGTTTTTATAGACATTTGTTGCTTAGCAATAGACATTTTTTCTTTTGTTTCTTGTGATAAATTCCACTTACATCCTAAATTTGAACCAGCTATTTTACATATGTTGTATTCTGGTTTAAATATGTTTATACATTTCTGTTCAAAGTATAGTAAATCAACCTTTATAGGATTACAATTAGCAAGTATTTCAAATATAAAATTTTCTTTGCCATATTTATTAAATGCTGCTGTTAGATGTTTGTTGTATTTACCTGACCATCTTTTTTCAATGTTAACAGATGAACCAATATAACATTTATTGTTAATTGTATTAGTAATAATATATATTCCAGATGACATTATTAAACCTTATTTCTAATTGTTGCGGCGACCATAACTATTCAAATGCTTCTGTATCATGTTTCCAATTAATCTACTGGATTCTACAGACTCACCAGCTATTACAGCACCAGATAGATTTACATGAACAGCTTGACCACCAGGAGTAGCACCAGAGGCAGGAGAATAAGAATTAGAGCTACCCTGATAAGCTTGACTCTGGACTATTGCCCTATACATGGAAGCACCAGAGGCTACTAACTGCCTTGTGACTTCCATAAAATCATGCTTTGGCGCTATCAATTCAGGCCCAGCTTCACCCATCAGAGACAGGGTAGGGGAAGTGACCAAACCTCCTGTAGCATGGGCTGTAATGGCTTGATTGGCTGCTGAAGAGGCTGTGAAGCCAGATGTGATAGCTGCTATCTGGGCTTCAGCCAGGGCCATACCAGCAAAGGGAATGTAGGCATATGCTGAATAAGATTCGGCTGTAGCTGTGTCAAGAGCAGAAGCAGCTTTGGTAGCTGCTGCTGCTTTATATCCTACTGCTTCCTGGATAGAGGAAATAATTGATTTAGCAGCCATATCAGCAAATACATTAACAACAGATGATAAAATAGATTGAAATATAGACTTTATAGCCTGTCCTAATTTCTGGTGTTCCAATATCATAGAAGATATAGCTTTACTTGCTGCTGATTCAGCACTATTCCACATTGTTGTATAATATTTATTTTGTTCTTTTGCTAATTCTAAAGTTAGCTTATTCTGCTCTTGATTATGTTTCAGGGTAAGCTTTTGAATGTCATTCTTTAGCTTTTGCTCTTCTGCTATATCTATATTTCCAGCAGCTTTTCTTAATGTAATGCTATCATTAATAGCTTTGACTTCTTCATTATATTTTAATGTATCTAAAGCCTTTAATTGTGTTAATTCTTGAGTAGCTGATATAATACCTAATTTAGCTCTGTTTGATATATCTTGTTCTAATAATGTATATCTTGCTGCTGCTATTTCTTTCTCACCAGCTAATTTTTCTTGATCATATCTTTTATTTATTTCTTTCCATTTATTGTTTCTTTCTTCCTGCTCTTTAGCCATATCAATATCATTTTTATTCTGTTCTTTGATGGCATCATTAGCTGCTTTTTGAGCTACTATTTTATCTTGTTCTGTTCCTATAATACCTTTTAAAGCTAAATCATATCTGAAGGCTGCTAATTCACCTTCTTTAAGCAGGATATTTTCTCTTGTTTGTGCTTCTGTAGCACTCTTAACAGCTTCTCTATGTGCTTCTGCTGCTTTCTGCCTTTCTTCTGCTGCTTTCTTATCTTTTTCTGCTTTTTGTGGGTCATATGATAAACCACTACTATGAACCAAGCCAGCTCTAACAAGTTCAATTTGAAGCATTTTTTCATTTTCTATTCTTGCTTTTTCCATTGAAGATAAATAAGACTCTAATGCTTTTTTTTCTTCTTCTCTATTTTCAACAGTTGTTTTAGTTAGCTGTCTATCATTACCTATAACCTCTATTGTTGTTTCTGACCTTTTTATTAACCCTTTATTAATTGCATCATTAATAATAATTGTTTCATTTGCATATTTTAATGTATCTGTTTTAATTTTTTCTAAAGCAATAGAGTGTTGAATTGAACCATCAGAAATTAATTTCTGTGATAGTTTTTCTTGTATGTCTGTTTCACCTTTTGCTTTTGTTAGTTCCTTTTGTAGTTTTATACTTTCATTTGTAATAATATTTGTTTCATTACCAAGGTTTTTGCCTTCTTCTCTTCTTTCATCAATTTCTTTTAGAATAGCAGCAAAGGCTAAACCAGATTTACCAAAAGCATCTAATAATAGCTGGTCCCTGCTGGTAGCATCACCATATGATTCCATTTTGGATACTACAGCATGAATATATTCACCTAATGTAGCATGTTTAAGAGCATTTTCATCAGTAAAAACACTATTAGCTACTAAGGCTTCTGAATGTTGTTTAATGCCTCTTTCCATTCCTTTAACAATATCATTCAAATCTTCAGTTTTACCACCAGCTAAGGCTATAGTTGCTACCCATTCATTAAACTCCCGAGTAGACATACCAGCAGTAATAGAAAGCTGTTTATAATTTTCTACCAACTTACCAGTATTTTCAATAGACTTTGGTATTATTTCTATGATAGACTTAATGCCTTCTATAATTAAGCCTAAAGTCTTTTCAGCAGCACCAGCCAAGGTTCCAAAACCTATAGCAGCTTGAGCTATAGATTTAATGCTCAAATGTTCAAAGGCTTCAGACAGAGCATCTACATCTTGTTTCTTTGCTGTAAACTTGGCTATTCTTGCTTCAGCTTCTACCAGGGCTGCTACCAATGAAGCATTATCACCTTCAATTGTAACCTTCAAATTATTGTTATTGTCTGCCATCTATTATCCTTAATCTTCTAAATCTTCTAACCATTCTGGAGGCTGTGGAGGCTCTGGTAATTCCTTACTATTCTGAAATAAGGGCAGAGAAGAGTAATATAAAAGCTGTTGATGCCTATATATTTCTAAATCTTCCTTCTGTAATAAATCATCTAACATAATTAAAGCAATATCTGCTGGTAGGTCTAAAGCTGCTTCTAATCCACCAGCAATAGGGCTTAACTTTCTTGCAACTCCAAACCTAAAGACTGTTTCAGTGTCTTGGTTTTCATAGCTTGAATCTGATTTACTTCCTCTGCTGATAATCCTGAAACTATAAGAGAAAATCTTTTTGACCCTTGAATAAAAAAACCAAGCAGTTTTGCTACCTCTTCAGGGTCCATATCATAAGCTTGGTCTATAAAAGGCTGTAAGATATCCTTATTACCAGCTATAAATAATTTAAGACTGTTTTCATCTGCTAAAGAGATAGCAGCCATTTGAACAAAGGCTTTATTATCATTCTTCATAGCAGCTTCTAACCAGGGCTGTGCCAACTCTAACTTCCTCAAACTAAATCCTGTATTACTCATAATTCCTCTATATATTCTATTAAGTAATTCTTGCTTATTTAGACAAAAAAGAAGGGTCCATTTCTGAACCCTTCAAAGTATTAATTATTATGTTATTAATTATAGTCCAGCAGCAGTTACATCATCTGTTAGAGCCACTGGAGGCATCGGTCCTGAACCAATTAAGGTCATATCACAAATAGCTTCTGCTGTCATTTTGACTGTAGCAGCACTCTTTTTATCAATCTTTAAGGTCCAATCTGGAGTAATGGTAGCATATGGAATATAGATATTTCTGTATTCCTGAACAGCACCAGCAGAAACAATTTCTGAAGGGTATCTTATTAACATGGCTACATAAAGAGGCACAGACTGGCGACCAAGCATAACAGTCTTTCTCCCAGCAACTCCTGTAGCTGCTGTGGTGGTGAAGGTATCACCAGTGAGGGCAGAGAAGGCATCAATTATCTTGTTAGCATCCAAATCTTTATAGGCCCAGGTGACAGAAACTTCAGATACACTGTTAGCTACTTTATATTTTCCACCCATGTTAGGGTCATATTCTACTTTATCTTGTTTTACCTTAACTTCAATACCAGCAGCATCAATATCAGAGTAGATAGAAGGTATTAAAACCCTATCTGCATCTGTAGCTGCATCAGAATAAAAGAGACTCTTTACATTGGTTACTCTTACAGCATCAGAGGCACCTGTATAACCACCAGTAGGATAAGCTACAAGATAAACCTGTGCTGGTCCTACAATTTTCTTACTTTGATTTAATGTTCCTACAACTGCCATTTATATATCCTTTATAAAATGTTTTCTTCTATAGGTAATTCTATTTCTACCTTATTTTCTACTACTGTTTCTACTTGTTTAATTTCTTCTACTGCTTCTACTACCTTAACACCTGGAAGGGCAAGATATTTATCTACATCTGATTCTATTACTTCTATTTCTTCCATAAGAGGAAGCCATAAACCTTCAATAAGATAATTTTCTATTGTTGATATCAATTTCATTCTATTACTCTCTTATGTAAAATATTCTATTTCTAAATCTAATGAAGCACCACAGATTTGACCTTGGCTTATTTGTTCATTAGCCCATTGGATAGACTGTCTTTCAACATATACAGCTAAACCATTTAATGTTCTATCAGCTTTAATAGCATCAGATATAGAATTAATAACAGGAGAACAGACAATAGAAGCAGGACCACCTAACATTCTTAATTCAATTCTTAATGCTAATTTCTTCTTCTCACTATTACTTGAGCTATCATCATAAATAAACTCTTCTCTAACTGGATACACAGCTATAGCAGGTAGGTCTGAATATATAAGGTTTAGAGGCTCATCATTATTTATATTTGTTATAGAATAGGTAGATACAGCAGATGTTATATCTGATATTACCTGTGCTATAATTGCTACATTGTTTGTAAACATTAATTAGCCTTACTTATATACATTTTTAATTCTAAACCATTATTTAATGTGATATACTTGTTAATTTTATAATTAATATCATCAATCAATATATTATCATTATTCTTTATTGTGCCTAATGAGCCTGTAGCTATTGTAAATGTTAGAGAAGTATCATTTACAGCATATTGCTTATTATTCATCTGTAAGGCTTCTGTAGGTTCATTAAATAGAATACCATAGGTGGTATAACCATTATATTCAGCCTTGATACCAGCCTTTTTCATTACATATGTTAAATGTTTGCTAAATAAGTCATTCATATTCATAGATAACCTCTAAAGATAAAAGCCAGCACCAGTTTTCAGGTGATACTGGCTTTTATTTAATCAATTAGCTATTAAGATAACTTGAAGTTACCACATTTAGCAAAAGCATTAGGCTGTAATACACCAATGTCTACATACTGGCGAGCAGTAAGAATAGTGATACCTTCAGAGAAGCGAGTTTGAATGTCAACCATAAACTCTGTTGGACCCATTAAGGCAATTTCAAGATTAGAGAAATCACCAAAAATTAATGTGTGGTAAAGACTTGAAGCTATTGGAACATTGGTAGAGGTGAAGGCTTTGTAACCATTAATCTTGCCAGCATCAGCAATTGGGAAACCAGCACCACCAGAGAACTTGGCAGTAGTTTCAAGAACACCCATTAAACCAGGGGTAGTAATGAAAGCAGACTTATCTAAATCTACTGCATACTGGTCAACAAGAGCCTTTAGGTTATTAACAGAGGTAAAGGTAGGAACAGCAGAGGCACCAAGATTACCATTCTGGATGCTGGAAGCAGCAGATAGTAAACCATTGACAGTATAGGCACCAGTTACACCATTGATAGCCATGTTATCAATAGCTAAGGCAAACTGTTTAACCATGTCGCCTCGGAGAACTTCCTGGAGGTCAACAATAGATTCTTTCTGGAGTTCATCAGTTAGATAAACAGTAGAAACTAAAGCATGGGGTGTATAGGGAACCTTTACAAAGTCAACATAGCTATTAGTTGGAACACCAGAATCTTCAGCCTTGTTTACAACAGTAGTAGCTACTGACTGGCGAAGATAGCTTAAGCTACCAGAGCCAGAGCGAGTTTTAGCACCAGCAGAGAGACAGACAGCGCGGGCGCGAAGTAGGTCAAGGAAGCCAATATTCTGTTGATAGACAGCATTAGCCCCATATTGACCAGTAGTCATGTTGGAAGCAACAGTATCACCAGACCAGTTATCGGCGCGAGTGAAGAGGTCAGCAGTAAAGGCTCTTTCACCCTTTTGATTAATAACACCAGCTAAACTCTCATCAAGATTCTTAAAATCTCCCTTAATGGCATTAGCTAATCCTCGGTATAACATTTCATTAGTTAGCATGTTTCTATTTTCCTTTATAAGTATTATGCTTTGTTCTTTTGTATTAAGAAGCTCTTTCCTGGCTTCTGTAATATCAGTTGTTCTTGATAGAATTAAATCTATCTCTACTTCAGTTTTTAATTTTTGTGCTACAGCAATATTTCTTAAAGCAAGTAATTCAGTATTAAGTAATTCTGTTTTATCATTAATTTCTAATGACCTTTTATTATCTTCTTCATCTAATTCTTCATTAACTTCTAATGGAGTAGCTTCTACTGGTGTTTCACCAGCAGGTATTTCATCCTCTGAAGTCTCTGCTACAGGCTGTTCAGCCTCTTCTGTGGCTTCTTCAGTAGCCTGGACTTGCTCTAATGCCTCTACAGCAGCTACACCTTCTGTTAGCTCTGTCTCTATGGCTTCTTCAAGCTGGGCTTCATTAACTTCAGCTTCTTCATCTTCTGTATCTGCTCTGCCAACTCCTACAGAGTTATCAGCAGGTAAACCTACCAAGCTTCCTTCATATGGTTGCCATTTGGTTACAAGGAAATCATTAGGTGTATCTTCTAATTCAGCTTTTCTAACCTTATAATCAAGGATTCTATAACCTATAGAAACATCAGAAATAATACCATCTAAAATATCTTGTCTTACAGATTGGGCATCTGCTCTACCAGAGAAATAAGCATCACCTCTTAATTTCTTTGTATCAGAATCTAATCTGATATTCTTTAATCTTCCAACAGGTAATGTAGTATCATCATGATTAATTAATAGAGGTAAACCATTAGGCATTGTCCTGGACATATCAATATTGTCTACATTGTGTAGTAGTATTTCATTTCCAAAACTTCTTAAAACAGGTGTTTCAGAAGATAAAGACATTGAGATAAAGGTATTATCTTCTTTAGCATTATCTATAGCAAAGCTTCTTACTTGCCTTAATTTATATTTCATCATTTGACCTTTATATATGAAGTAATTCTATTTATCTTGTTTAAATTATTCTTTTATACTGTCTGGAGAGACATTAGCAGGGGCAGGAGAAGTTAAAGCTTCTCCTACTACATCCTTTGGTGCTGGTGTTAGCTGTGTATTCTTTGGTAGAACAGCTAATGTAATACCCTTTTCATTCTCTAATTCTTGTTCATGCTTGATATCATCTAAAATATCTGAATAGGTATAACCATTATCAGCACAAATCTTTGTTCTACTCATTGTTCTATTGTTAATAAGGGTTTCTTGTGCTAAAGCTTCTTTAACAGGGTCAGCAAAGGCAAATGGAACACCTGTAAATTGATATTGTTTATAGAAGTCATAACTTTCCATGACTGGAGGAAGGTCTAATGCTCCACTCGCACAGGCACAATCTAACCAAGATTCAAAAATTGGGCCTAATACCTGCTCAATGAATAGCTGTTGCTTCTCAAGGTAAAAAGCCCTTTCAATAATGAAAGCTGCTCTCATGCTGCTAAAGCTGGTGTGTTCAAAATCCAGAAATAAGCTATTGCTGGAAATGCCAATACCTGTAGCTATTTCCATATTCATAGCTCTTAAGAAGCTGGCAAAGGCTGTTGAGGGATGTTCTGCCTTGATATAATCAGCATCAACACCAGGAGGCAGAACCATACCCATTCCTGGCTCTATGGTGGTTTTCTTTGGTCCAGATGGAATGATGGTCTGTAATGCCTGCTCTTGTGATAGTTCTAAATCATCAGGTTGGGTTTGCTTATATTTAATAAAGGCAGAAGCTTCAATTCTTGCTGATATTAATTCAGCCTTCTGATATTCTTCCATCATTCTAACCTTATTCATTACAGAAGCTATCATAGGAACACCTCTTGGCGCTCCAATCATGTAAGGTTTAAAGGAATGAATTATATGCTCTGCTGGTTCATAGATATATTTAATAAATCCATCTCTGGGGTCATGTTGGGTAATACAGTAAGATAAGGGTTTACCATCTTCATTCTTCAAGATGCCCATATTATAATTTTCATGTTGGGTTACAATAAGCTGTTCAGCATGTAATAATTGACATTGAAAATTATATTTACCCTGATATCTCTTTCTTAATAATATTTCTCCATCAATACAAAGAGATTGAACCATTAAATCTAAAGCATCATTAAGGCTATATTGTCCTGTAACCTCAAAGTTCTTTCTATTACAGAAGTCAGACCATGCTTCTTCTATTTGCTTTGATACCTTTGTATTAATGCTACCTTTTGAATTAGGAACAGTAGATTTAAAGCTAAATCCTTTAGAACCTACAATATTATCCTGACATAAAGATACAAAGTGTGATATAACAGGACTATTTCTATATAAGTCTCTGCTTCTGACTCTTAATAGCTCTAATTGGGTAAATAATTCCTGTGCTGGAGAAAAATCTACTGTAGTCCATTGGCTATTCTGTCTGTTAAACATTCCAGACTCAAAACTTCTCTTACCATTAAACAGATAATCATTGAAAGCTAAATTAACAATATCAGTATTACTAATAGGCTCTGATTTATTTTCTAATGTTGCTTCAATGATTTTCTTATTTCTATTAAATATTGTTGGAAACTTCATTATCAATCTTTCTATTATAAATTAAAATAAACAGAACCAATGGAAGGCTTACCATCTTCCATTCTTACTCTTTGCATATAAAAGGCTCTTAAATCTAATAGACCTTTTCTATCTAATCTCATGGTGGTGCTACCTATGGTGTATTCCTGAACATCAGAACCAGCACCATCAGCAAGACATTTTTCTATATCATGTAGAGCCTTCTTATTAGGGCTTCTTGGGTCATTAACACCTTCTGCCGTTAAATCAGCCTTAATTAAAGCTTCTGAATAACCTAATGTTGTTTTAATACCTAATGGAGAAGTTAAGAAGGCAGATATTGTATATAAACCAGCTTTGTAGGCTGTGGTAGTAGCTGCTGGAATAGAAAATGTAAATATATTGCCAGCTACAGAAGAAGATGTAATTATTATTGGTGCTAATCCTTGCTTTTTAAATACATAAGATAATGTATAGCCAGTTGTATCTAAACTAAAGCTATCTACATTAATATAGAAAAGCCAATCATCACCAGCTTGATATACATTATTTTTAAATACTGATACTGACTCAATCATTAATTATACCTTTTCATATCTTTACTATAGGTAATTCTGTTTACCAACTATTAAAGGTTCTAAACTTGTTAATATATTCTTCTTTTAGGTTCTTATTTGCTGCTGAAACTGGCTCTGAACCTGCTGGAACCTGCTCTACACCTGCATAAACCAGCACAGGCTGTATCTCCTGTGGTTCTGTTGGCTTCTCTGCCTCTGTATCAATCTCTTCCAGGCTGTCTAATTCTGGTTCTGTATCCTCCGGAGTATTCATATCTACAGAAGCCTGTTTAATCATTTCTGCTCTTTGTTCCATTGTGTAATTCTTAAGGCAGATATAATAAGCAGCAAGGTTATAAGCTAATTCATCCAGCTTTTCATTTCTTCTACTACCAATCTTCTTAAATTGTCCATTAACCTTTCTTTCTGAATACAATTCCTTAAAGTATTCTTCATTACATTCAAAAGGAAAGTGTATGTATAAAGGTCCAGGCTTTTCTGTGGTTAACATCTGGAAGATATCAGTCTTAGCATTTTCAGTTCCAATTTCCCATTTTCTTAACCCTGTCTGACTGTCTCTCTTGGCCTTTGTTATGATTGGTTTCCCTTGCTGTCTTGCTCCATAGATACCCTGAACCACAGGCCCTTTACCCTTTAGGAACCTATTTACATGCTGGGTTTGGTGTCCCTGGGTATCAATCAATGTCTTTTCTATGCCTATCTCTGTTCCATTCTCATGCTTATACTTTGCATAGATAACTTTAGACAGGGCTTCCCAAGGTCCAGGTGTTGATGGGTCACCTTCTATTCTGCCTGATAGATAAACCCATGCTTCTCTATCTAATCCCCAAGCTATTACTGAATAACTTAACCAGCTATCCTGTGTATCTACAGCACAGGTTAAGAGGCTGGCAGACATAGGAACAAGAGGATATCTTTCTCTTCTATTATAAAGAATATCAGAGCTATCCCTATATAATCCTAAATCCTCTTCGAAGGGAAGGCCCAAAACTTCATTCTTAAATCTCATAATAGAGAAAATGTCTCTACTCTTATCTACCAAGAGCCATTCTTCTACAATCTTTTCCAAGGTGGTAAATGGAGAATATAACTGTGAAATATGAAAACCTTTTGTCTTTATTTCAGGATATGTTTCTACCCATTTACCAGATGAAATAGCTACCTTCTTCTGTGCTTCTGTTATTTTCTTATTACAGCTATTACACTGATAATAAACATCATCCAACTTTACCCTACAGTGTCCAAACCTGACATTCTCCCATTCAAGAGCCTGGAAGGTTCCACAGTGAGGACAGGGAATATGGAAATATGCCTGGGAACTGTTCAGGAACTCTGAATGTATGGTTTTCCTCTTGCTCTCTGCTGTATGAGCCAGGGTAGGGGAAGATAGAATTATGATTTTCTTGTTATGTGGAAAGGTGGAAGTTCTACCTATAGCCAGATCAATTGGATTCCCGAATCCTACAATTGGTTCATATTTATCTATTTCATCACAGATAACAATTCTGGAACTGAAGCCAGCAAGGGCAGCAGGACTATTAGAGCCAGCAAGCCTGATAGAACCACCTGTGGTTAGCTGTTTGAAATGTAAGGTATTGGTGCTTACCTTGCCTTCATTAGCTGCTAACTTGTTCTGTAAGACTGGTGTATTAATGAATAACCATTGTAATTCTTGTTTACTGAATGAATTACAATCCTCACCTCTTGGTTTAACAACTAATACTGGTGCTGGGTCAAGGTCTGAATAATAGCCAATGGCACAGGTAGCTATGAATGTTTTACCAACTCTGGTAGAACACAGCATTACTACTCTTTCTACCTCTGGATTGGTAATAGCATCCATAATTCCAGACTGAAAGGGTATAAAATCTGGATTCCATTTACCAGGAATAGAAGATTCTTCAGAAGATAAGATTCTATTTTCAGCAGACCATTCTGATAAGGATAAATTAGGAGGTCTTTTAAGGTTCTGAATGACCTTCTTAATTAATGTTTTAGCTGATAGCATTATCTATTATTTCTACTTCTTCTGCTTCTACCTTATTTATTACATTGTCTAAAGCATCAAAGATTAAATTATCTATTAGTGTTTTCTTCTTATTATAATCCATAGTGCCATTAATGCTACCAGAAGCCATATGGCCGACATTAAGCAGACTGTTCCTAATATCCAATAGAATATTACTCCATACAGTTTCAATCTCTGAAACCTCCATAAGCCTACCTTCTTTTTCATCTATCTCTAATTGTAGCTTTTGATTAGACAGGTTTTGGCCTTCTATCTTTGCTGCTGTTAAATCATCAACTTTCTTATACTTCTCTGGTTTGATAACCTTATTATTGATATACCATTCAAGACATTCAGCCCAAACATAATATTTCATTGACCCTTCAAAATGATAAGGGAATGTATTAGTTTCTTGTTTAGTCCAGACCTCTATACTCTTTGTTGATACCTGTAGGAGAGTAGCTATCTCTTCTCTTCCAAGGTGTTCCAGGTCATATTCTTTTTTCATGTAAGCCTATTAAAGACAAGATTAATGATTTGTATCAAGTTTTGTGTAGAAAAAGCAAAGCGTCTGCGCGGCACCCGCTAAAACAGAACCTTTTTAGAGGACCCGGCAGAAATAGCAGGTGGACATACCTTTAAGTAATGCCTTTGTATATCCTATTGTGCTGGCTTGTTTAGTTGTCATGTTGATTACTCTTGCTTACTTCTTTGCAGATGCTAATGCTTCAGACAATACTTGTGATGCTATGATGTTGTATCTATATTGAATAACATTGGTAGCTGTCTGATACCAAGCTATCTTCTTTGGTCTGTTAGAATGTTTGATTAAGGTATACAGAAGCCTTACACCAGTCTTTCTATTGGTGCCTCTTTTCCTCTTCCTATTATCATCTGGTGATGTTCTTTGTAGAATTAAAGGTGTTCCAGTTTCTTTGCTGTGAATTAAAAAGGTTCTTTCTAATCCCTGTATACCAAACTTGGTTTTATTAAGCTGTAGATTCTTAACCTTTAAGGGATTATCTGGACCAATGATAGAATTACCAAATACCTTTGGGTTAGGCATTGTTAGCCATGTATGCCCTTGATATGGTATGTGTTCAGCACCAGTTTCAAAGTCTGATAAGTAAGCTAAAGTAATAGGCATTTCAATAGTTACTGACATTCTTGTCTTGGTTGCCCATTGACCCTTATTAATCTTTACCTGTGATATAACCCAGGGCCTTCTGATATGAAGATTTTGTGAAAGCATTATCTTTTCATCAGTTTGAATCTCTTTAGCAACTGTATTTAAAACCTTACTGAGAATGAAACCAGATTGATTATCTTGCCCTAATTCTCGCAACTGATTAAGTATAGACTCTGAATTAATGGTAAGTTTTACTTGCATTATGAAGCCTTTATATATCTATTCTTAGCAGCAATAGACATTTTTAATCTTGTTTCATCTGATACTGGTTTTCTAATTCTGTTACTTGCAGCAATAGACATTTTTAATCTTGTTTCATCTGATATTATATCCCGCTGTTTAGCTATTTCTGACATTAATAATTTTGTTTTTTCTGAAAATGGATTTCTAAACTGTTTACTTGCAGCAATAGATATTTTTAATCTTGTTTCTTCATTAGGTTTTCCACCCTCACCACCTAATGTCTTGTTATATCCAACAGCGGGATTAGAAGCATCCGATAAATAAATTAAATCTGTTTCATATTCATTTAATAGTGAACCATCACAATATATAATAGGTTCAAAGGTAAAAGCGGTAGGACCATACTTATTATAAGAAGCCTGTAAATGTTTATTTTTGTGTTTATTATTTTTTAGCTGATAATTATGATTATACAGTCTATTGGTTAAATCCGTAGATTGACCAATATAAATCTTACCATTGATTGTATTAGTAATTTTATAGATGCCTGAGTTGTTCATATATAAGTAATTCTGTTTCTGTTAATCTAATATGCTGTGATTATATTTCTCTGTCAGTAATGTTAGTGAGGTTTCAATGATGATTTCTGGTAATTTTGTTATTTTTACCATATGCTGTATGAGCATTTTTCTATCAGAACAGTTATACATGCTTTCATCATTTATTACCAAAAGTAAGGCATCAATGATTGTAGAGAGTGTTTTACCTGCTGATTCTTTCTTTAATTCTGTTAAAAAGATTGTGAAGTCTAATAGGTTGATAAATGGTGAAATACTTGTTTCTGTATCCCATTCTTCATCTAATGAATAATGCTTATTTATATATTTAGTGCTTGCTGTTAATTGGTCCTTTAATTTAAAATTACAGATAAGAGTTAGATAGGTATATAGGCGACCATTTCCAGGTTTATATTTAGGTAAATGTTGTAAGACAATGAGACACAGATTATTAAAGACTTCAGTTTTCTCTAAACCATTAGCATCATTCATAAATCTAACATATCTGACAATGATAGACTGAAGCAAGGGGAAGCAGTAAACAAGTATTCTGGTATCTTCATTGTTAATTACCCATGCTTGATAAAGAAATTGTGCTACATCCTCTTTAAAATAATGAGTAGATAAAACAGTATCATCTAATTCATTTAATACATCTTGTTCTATCTTAAATACATCTTCTAAATTAAATAAATCCATTATAGCTACTTTCTGTTATTCTTCTTATTCTTATTTTTCTTCTTATATTTTATTATAGGTGCTGGCTTATTATCTTTATTGCTTGTCTTGTTATCTGGCTTAACCTTCTTCTCTTTCTTCTCTTCAAGCATCTTATTAAAATCATCAAAGATAGCTGCTATTACCTGTCTCATTTCAGAATAATATGGAGAGAAATAATAAGTAATTAAACCATCAATAATACAAGCTGCTATTTCAAAACCAAATGGAGTTGTATATTTACATACCTCACCAGGATAATTAATTAATCTGTCTATTATGTATATACAGATATTCTGACAATGTTTAATTTGTATTGGACTTGGTTGAAAGGTTGGATTGATAGGTAAATTATTCATATTAAGTTATCCTGAAATTAACCAATTTGTTTATTTGTATTGATGTTTTTTCATTATCACCAGCTTTTAATTCATTCTTTGTTATTATTATTAGATACAATTGGCTGTCATCCAGGGTATAACCTAATGATTTATAAGCAGAGAAAAGGCTATCACATAATAGTTTCTCTCTGTTAGCTGCATCAGTCTTTCTTATTGTTGCCTTCTGTGTCATCCAATCAGAATGTAGCATGATATGAATAGCCAGAGGTTCATTAGACCAAGATTTCAATTCAGTTTGGAGCATAGGATTTATTCTAATGTTCTGCTCTATCTGGTTCTTAAAGGCCAATTCAGATGTTTTTCTAAAATCTCTTGCCTGTTGGCTATGAATTAGCCTACCATTAGCTATGGTAAGGCTCTGATTGGTAGAAGGTGGTATCTGGTCCAGAGAAAAGAACATTAATTAGCTGTTCCTGGTGCTGTCTGTGCCTGGGCCTTTAATTCATTTACCCTTGCTTCTAATAGCTGGGAAACCTTTACTGTTAGCTCTAATACAGGATGTTTCTGCTTACCCATAGCTACAAGTAAGGTTTGTTCAGAGGTCAAATCTAATTTGTAATTTCTTAATATATTAGATAATACATCTAATTCTTGGTCTGTTAATTGTAAATTATTTATTGGTTCCATATTATTTATTCCTTTTTATATTTTGTTTAATTTTAATAATTTTCAACTTGATTAATCTCTTAATATCTTCTAAAAATCTTTGTTTATCTTTATCCATATTATTTATTCTCCATTGATTGATTTAAGATATTAATTACTTCCATTTCATGTTCTTTCATGATACCTAATAAGCTATAATTTATACCAGATAGGGTTTTACCTGCTTCTAATAAATCAGTCTTATTCTTTGCCTGTTTAAGAATAGCTATAAGGTCTAATGCCTTATGTGATATTTCCTTTATATCTGATAATTCTTGTTCTGATAATGTATTAATCATATTAACCTCTATATATTTAATTGTGTTATTTTTTTCAGGAATATTTATAAAAGCAGATAAATAATGTAAATAATTCCTGTAGCTAATAAAATCTTATATATCCATATTTTGATACCATCTTGTGTTATTAGGGCCTGCTGGGGCTTAATTACAGCATCAGAAGCAGAGATAACAGCTTGAAGGGCTTGAATAGCAGCTAAATCCTCTGTTTCTCTTTTCTGTAATTCACTCATTTCATCAGAGGTTAAAACAGTCCCAACAGAAACCACCTCTGTTAGAGGTCTGGTCTGTTGTCTTTTTTGAACTACCTGGACAGATACAGAAGCCCTATCCTTAGCCTCTGATAGCTTTTTCTTGACCTCTGAAATGACTTGGGGTAGGGTAGGGTGCTTTTCAGTCCTATTTAAGCTGTGGAGGTGATAATAAGCAATTGATGATACCAATAGGATAGGTATTAATAGATAGGATGTTAATTTTAGATTAATCATAATAGGTAATTCCTGACAAAAGAAAAGCCTTCACAGAGGAAGGCAGATAGAAAACTGAAGCTAATATATCTATATAATATATATATCTATAATATATACCTGTTACCCTTTGGCGCATATACATATGTCGGATGAAATGACCTGAAACAGAAGGGTTAATTTTCAAGAGGCAAAAATATTTTAATAAGAGGATAAAGAATAGGTAGTAAGAAGGGTAATAGAGTAGAAATAATAAAAGCCCTTGATTGGGCTTTACAAAAAATATTCTATATGTTCGCTCGCGCTCCATAATGTAATTCTGATTTTCTATTTTTTTCCTAAAAATCTACATTTCTATGTAATTCAGTCAGATACAATTTTTTAGGGTCTGTGTCCATTGAAAATAATTTAATTTTTTTTCTTCTACTCCTGCTTCAAGTTCCGATAAATAGGGTATGGACACAAAATGTCCGATGCTATGGACACAGCAAAAAAGTGTGTCCGATGAATGGACATAAAATTAAAAATATGTCCGATGAATGGACACAAACCTAAAAAATTAACACAATTAAATAATAGAAAAGGAAACAGACAATGGACCTAAATAAAATATCAACAGCAGCAACAGCAATAGACAAGCCAGAAGGTATCAAGGTAGCAGATATTGTTATAAAATTAGGTTTGACTCCAGACCAATACCTTAATAGAGAAGTTAGTAAAGCATTAAGTATATTAGGATGGAAAAAAGGTGACAAGAAATTGAAGGATATTAGTGGTAGATACTACCTCTGGTTTTCACCTGAAATTAAAACAATTAATGTAAATCATTCTGATTATCTAATAATGAAGGAAGAAAGGTCACAGTTCCTAAAAGAGAAGAGGGAATTACAAGCCAAGTTGGATAAGGCTACAATAGAATTAAGTCAGATGAAGGCCAGAATGTATGAAGATATGGAAAAGATTAGAGAAAGGGCTTCAATTGAGCAGGAAGGCACCTTAAAGCCACAGAAGGAAGAAATGAAGGAAGAAGTAAGGCTTGCTGAATATGATAAAATAGATGCCTTCTTTAAAGAATACAAAGATACAGAAGATACCAAGGAAGATTGGGAATCAGATTTTGAAAGAAGAATTAAGAATAGATTCATAATGGCAGAATAGAAATAATGTGTCTACCATCACAGCCAAATACCTTATACTACACCACAGGAGAAAACCATATGAAAACCTTGCTAAAATCAATAATCCTATCTACCAGCCTTATTATCACAGGCTGTTCTGGTGGTGGTAGCAATTCACCATCATCTTCAATACCAGTAGTAACACCACCAGTTCCTAATGTAGCACCTTCTGTTTCTATTCCCGGTGCTTACAGTGTTTCTGTTAATGAAGCATCTGGAGCTAATCATACACCTTATTATACTTCAATGCCAAATACAAATAATACAATTACTATTTCTATACCAAAACCTTCAACCCAATTTTTAAATTATTATTGCTTTTATATACATTTTGATACAGGGAGTGGAACATTAAAGTCTAATGATAATCCATATCCATTATTTAGCATAGAAAATATGGATGCTGATATAACAGGTTCACCTAAATATGATATTATTTCACCTTATCCTGGAAATGATACAGAGGTAGATTTAACTCCTACTACTGCTGGAATATGGAGATTTAAAATTACAGCTTGTGAACAAATAACAATGGTTCCATATAATGATACAGCACCAATTATATTAACAGTAGTGGTTACAAATTAAGTTTCGATATATTAAATAGGTTTACTCCCTTAAACCCTATTAATAATAAGTAAAATAAATTAGCCTCATTAATTTGAGGCTATTTATTTTTATATTCCTGTTTTTCTACAAGAATTAATTAGTAGATTAACAGGAATTATATATGTCATGTAAACAATACTTCAAGGTTCAGACAATAATGAAACAGGAAAGCCTATTTAATAGCAATACAATACCATCTGTAGAGAATATGGAAGCCATTTTAAGGTATGAGTTTAGGGATAATACCTTAACAATTGATATATTCTTTGAAAATTATGCCAATGGCAAATACACCAAATATTTATCAGGTAGACAAGAAAGAATTAGGTTCTATTCTTCGCCAGAATGGAAAGCCTTAAAGAAGGAAGCCTTATCTATCTATGGTTCTAAATGTATGGTTTGTGGCTCTACAAAGGATATTAGGGCAGACCATATTATTTCAAGACAATTAGACCCTTCAAGGTCATTAGATATTACAAACATTGGTATATTATGTAATGATTGTAATTTAGATTATAGCTATTATAACAAGAAAGATTATAGAACAGATGAAGAATTGTTAAAGCTATACAATTACTTAAAAGAGCAAGGGAAGGTAAGCTAATGAATTACAAATTAATATTTCTACCTGAAGCCTACATAATCTTTCAATGTCAGACCCTAATGGAAATGAGAGAGTTTATCCAACATCATCAGAACCTTGGAGCCTCTTTTAGCTCTGGGAAGTTTTGTATCCTGGATGTAATGGTAGACAAGGAAGTCTTGCTTTCTGACCTGGGTCTGTAAGCAGGGTAGGGTAGGCAGGAATTACAGCAAAAAATACTTGAAGAAGAGGCTTGACACAGCCTCTTTTTTGTGGTTCTGACCCTGAATACCAGATTGTAAAATGTGTAGGGTAAAGGCATTTCAGGATTTTCTACCCTACACCACCCTACATTTGCCTATTGGTGGTGGAACTCTCTCTTGGACATAAAGTATTGATTTAAAAGCACCCTACACCATCCTACAGAAAATATTCTAAAATACTTTGTAAGTCTAATGTTATCAATCATTTCTCTTAAAAACTAATTTGTAGCTGAAGGGGTTGTCCAGCTTCGGATGGGTACAGGTCACCTGGAGGGCCAGGGAATCCCCGTCCTTCCGCATGGAATAGACGTACTTCAGGGTGTAGTCATCTCCCCTGAGGGTCTGGATCA